TAGCGGTTGTAGCTGATCCTGCTGCTGCTGTGGCGCTTGATGCTGCATTAGTCTCGCTAGTGGCTGCGTTAGTTGCACTGGTGCTTGCCTCCGCTGCCTTAGTAGTTGCAGTGCTTGCAGAGGTTGCTGCATTGCTTGCAGAGGTTACTGCTTCAGCAGCCTTAGTCGTTGCTGTAGTGGCGCTAGAGGCTGCACTAGTAGCTGAGGTTGCAGCATTAGTAGCACTAGTCGCTGCTTCGCTGGCCTTGGTAGTAGCCGTAGCTGCACTGGCTGCTGCGTTAGTCTCTGACGTAGCTGCTTCACTAGCCTTTGTAGTGGCTGTGGTAGCACTAGTGGCAGCGTTAGTGGCTGATGTAGCCGCTGCACTGGCATCCGCAGATACAGAGGACTCTGAAGCTGCTGCCGCTGTAGCACTAGCTGCTGCATTGGTAGCTGAAGTAGCTGCACCACTTGCTGAACCAGACGCTGCCGTAGCGGAACTAGAAGCAGCCGTGGCTGAAGAGGAAGCATTAGAGGCCGATGTAGCAGCATTGCTTTCGGAGGTTGAGGCATTGCTGGCGCTAGTCGAAGCCTCTGATGCTTTAGTCGTTGCCGTAGAAGCACTGTTAGACGCACTGGTTGCGCTTGTAGCGGCTTCTGAGGCTTTAGTAGTAGCAGTGGTAGCACTAGCAGCGGAAGCCGTCTCAGAGGCTCCTGAGGCTGTCTCAGAGGCACTGGCTGCTGTAGCACTAGTAGCAGCACCTGTAGCACTAGTGGCTGCGTTAGTCTCTGAAGATGCTGCGGCAGTTGCTGAGTTCTCTGCTGCTGTTGCGTAGGCTGCAACACCTGTGGCGCTGTTAGCTGCATTAGTAGCAGATGTGCTTGCTTCAGCAGCTTTAGTTGTAGCTGTTGTAGCAGAGTTAGCCGCATCTACTGCACTAGCGGCTGCATCACTTGCTTTCGTAGTAGCTATGTCAGCTTGGGCTGTAACAGCAGATATGGTGGCATCCGTATTGGAATCACCAGCACCACCGTCACCTCTAAATATAGCCATTGTAGCTCCTACGAAAACAAAAGAAAGGGAGAATAAAGAAAGGGGGACTCCGAAGAATCCCCCAGTTTAGCTTATACTACAGCTAGGGTGAAGCCTGCTTCTGGACGCATTACTTGACAACCGTAAAGCGTATCAGCAGTGTACAGGGTTCCTAGGAATTCCTGCTTGTACTGAGTCTGAGAACGTACAGCCTGCTGCTCTGCAAGAACGTTGGTGTCCTTGTGGATCAGCTGAGCGCCACGGATGGAAGCACCACCAGTAGTGTCAATGACAGGTACGTTAGTAGAAACATATACGTCAACGCCGTACAGGTTACCAATCTTGCCAGTCTCTACGCCTTTGCCATTAACAAAGTCAGTAGAAGTGTAGCGATCAATACCCATGATAGCGTTACGCAGTGAGGGTGGTACAACGAAGCTACGACCGTCCATAGGAACGTCTGCATCGTCCATCTTCTGAATCAGCGCACGGAACGCAGCGTCAGAGAATGCACCAATGTCAGCAGCACCGTCAGCGTCAAATGCTTCAAGAGCGCCAGAGGTAGTGTTGATCTGGAAAGAACCAGAGTTAACGTAGCTAGAACCATCGCCATCGCCGAAAGACTTAGCCAGAGCAAACAGATCATTGTCAACCTGCTTTGCCAGACCGTAGCCAGCGTCACCTGTGTAGAACTGACGCAGTGAAGCGAGAGCCTGTACTTCGGTGATGTCTTCAATCAGACGAGAGAACTCAAAGTGCTTGTTGATGTTGATCAGGACTTCTGACTCAACAGAGTTCTGGATAGTTACGGCAGTCTCTGCAACTTTAGCGTGAGCTGAACCACGAGTAGGCTTAGGAACGTGAATGGTATCACCTTTCTTGCCAGTCATGCTCATCTTCTTGATGAGATTAGCCATTACAAGATTGCTCTTGTACGCAGCAATTACTTCGTCACTCCAGATTTCTGGGATAAACTTAGCGGCGCTAGTGTTGTCTACTGCTCCGCCCATATTGGGATATACTGATGTAGCCATGATAATACTTCCTTAAAGAGATTTAGTTTCTGACTCTCCCTTCTTGGTATGCTTGCATGATCTCGTCAGACAAAGACAAATACCTATCAGGGTCGGTCTGCATTAGTTTAATAATGTCTGAGCGTCTATAAACTTTACGACTTGCTGCTTCACCGCTACCTTTAGCATTGCCTGCTGAGGCGTTTTTAACTGCGGTTTTGCGACTAGCCTTCTCATTAGCTACAGTCTGTCCTACTACCTGTTGACGTTCTTTCCACGTAGTGAAGAGTTCATCAGCAGCTTCGTAATCGTACTGCGTGTCTGCCTGTGCAAAGAGCTGTGTACGAATCTTTGATCCCTTAATCCACTCAACAAACTTACCATCTTGTAGAATCTCTTGCATGTCAGGATGACGTTGTTGCAAGTGAGACTGCGCTGTTTGCTGCTTGTACTGCTGAGTTTGTGCTTCAGCAGCTTTGATTGAAGGATGATTCTTAATAGCTCTCTCGACTGCCTTGTCGGGATCAGAGAAAAAGTCTATATCTTCTTCAGGTTCTTGGGTTGCTGGGGTATTGGTGTCGAGTTGTGTCTGTATGTAGTTGTCTACTACTGACCGAAGTTCCCCTACCTCTGAGCTTTGACGACCTAAAAGCTTCTCAGCTTCTTGGTGCATCCGTACTATCTCTGCGGTAGACTTCCCTTGATACTTCTCAGGGATTTCATCTTCTTCTTGAGGAGTCTCCTCTACTTGAGGTTCCTCTTGAAGTTGAGTTACTTCTTCTTCTTGTTCAGTTTCAACGTCTTCAGGTGGACGCTCGTCTATTAGTGTTGCCATTATTAAACTCCGTGAGTATTCTCATTATGGAGGTGTATTATGCAGGGCTTCCTTGGTTAGGAGTTGGCCTTGCGCTCTTGCTGTAGTTTCTGTGCTCTGTTCTTTTCCCACTGTCTAGTAGCACCCATAAAATCGCCAGATAGCGGGTCTAACTTACTTCGCACAGCACTTACAATTCTTCTTGCAATCTTATCGCAGTCTAAGCAGGGGATGTGAGTACACTCTGAATCTGTGTAGCGTTCATTCGTGTGTCCGTCCTCGCAGCGATACTCGTAGATAGCCCTCATTAGGCAACTTCTTCTACGTCTTCCTCTTGCATTGCTTGCTCTTCTGCTGCGTCGATTTGAGCTTCTAGGTTCAGTAGGTTAGCTATAACAGCGAGTTGGCCTTTACGGAAGTGCAGGTCTTCGTTGTCTTTGGCAGCTTCTACTGAGTTGATAACCATTGCATTAGAGTTAAGGTCTTCCATTAGCTGCTTCCAGCCGTCTGTTGCAAACATATCTCTAATGTTACGGTAATATAGCTCAAGGTCTTTATCAATCATACTGTTTCTCCTATTAGGACAGTGTTGTTTTAGTTAGTCTTACCTTGTTATTATAGCATAAAAGTATAAGAAAGTCAAGCTTTATTTGTTTTTTTACTTGACTTTTGTGTAGCTTTGTTGTATATAGCGTCCCAGTTAGATGCAAACTTCTTCTGATCTGTCTTCCTCTGGGAACTTCCCTTGCCACCGTGTGTCTGGCCTTTCATCGCTTAACTGGCTTCTTCTTAGGCGGTTTCTTTTTCTTAGGTGGACGCCCTACTTGACTACCGTATGTACCTTTACCGTATGGCATAGTATTCTCCTGTTATTACCACTTAACTCTGTCAGCCCAATAAGCCGCTGACATCTTACCTTTGGCAATGTTCTTGCCGTGTCGTGCTTTAAAACTAGCACGTTTCTTCTTCATTGCTTCGGACTCTCCCGCTTTAGGCTTTCCTGCGGTCTTTGCCCCCTGTTCTCCAAACCTAATCGTCTTGATTTTGTCACCTTCCTTTGCCACGACAACATGGCTTTTCTTTGGGTGACTAGGGGTACGTTTCGGTTGATTAAATTTATCAACTCCAGCCCTAGCTAGTCTTGGGTCTTGTTTTTTTGCTGGCATTCTTAGTCTCCAGTTGTTTCTCAAGTTGTGCAATCTTCTTAAATAGTGCCTCAAACTTTACGTTTACTTGAGCTACTACGTTTTCTAAATCTTTATTGCTGACCATTAGGCATCATTCCTTGTGGTTGTGGTGCCCGTGGTACAGGGGCTGGGGCAGGCGCTGGAGCTGCTTGTTGAGCAACATTGCCTTCTTTTACAGCTACTTCTCTTTCTTTAAGTAGTTGCTTAGAGATTTCCAAACGCTTTTGAAACTCTTTATCGTCTGCATCACCCTTGTTTAGATTAGTAGTCACTGCTTTAATACGATCAATCTCTAGCTCTTGAGGAATAACTTGAGCTTCCATTGCCAGCTTCTGCGCTCTAGCTTGTGACTCAGCGGCTTGTCCTTGTAAGGCAGCAGTTTGTGACGACTGGAACTGCAACTGTGCTTGCTGTGCTTGCTGTGCGGCCTGTTGTGCTTCTGGATTAGGCTGGTTAGCCTGCTCAAGAGTAGCAATAAGCTCTTCACGGTTAGACAGGTTCATGTTGTCAATGATAGACATAACCAGCTTAGGATACATGGGCGTGTCTGGTGACATAGTTTGTAGCAACTGGACAAGCTGTGTTACTTCGTACTCACGAGCAATGATACCTAGTGAGCTAGAGGTGTGGAACTTGTAGTCAGCAACTGGATACAGCTCAGGTTCAAACTGCATATAACGCCAAGCTGCCTTAGTCACAAAAGGAATAAGGAATGCTTCTTGGAAGTTGATTAGTGTACGCTTGTGACGTTTGATGATAGCGCCTAGTGACATAGAGACACCAGCAGCAGTAGCATCGCCGTTGATAGAGCCAGAGATACCCGCACTGTCAATAGCGCCTGTAGCTGTCTGTACCATAGTCTGCAATGCCTGAGCCTGTGCAAAGGTAATCTGGTTAACATTACCAAAGTTGAAGGGCTGTAGAATCTCAGCAGGGTTGCCGTTGGTTAGGATGGTCTTACCGGGCTGTATAGAGGGCTTTGCACCACGAGGCATACGACTAGCGTCCATCGCCATCATTGGGTGGATAGTCAGTGCTAGGGCGTCGATACGAGCGCGTAGTTCTGTGTCTAACGCCTTTTGACTGTTGTAGCCTTTCTCACATACTCCTCGACCCCAGAAGCGGCTAGGAACAACATCCCATGGGAATGCTACGACAGGACGGTCTTCCATCATGTACGGGTTCTTAGATGCCTTTAGCAAGACACCGCCGTTAGCAATAACAACAACAGCCTCTACATAATAGGAATCATCTTCTTCGTCACCAAGCTCTACAACTTCTTCTTCTGAGTCTGGTTCTTTCATTGACTTGTCTAGCAGGTGGCGAGGAACAAGGCCGTAGTATTTAGTTAGTCTAACTTTGTCATCTTCAAACTGAGTAAGCTCTTGGTCTGGTTCAATGTCAAAGTCTGTAGATGCTAACTCTAACGGTACGTCACGGTACACACCGCTTTCCTGTAGCTGCTCTACTGAGTGAGCTGACACAAACTCATCTACTGCACAACCCAGCGCAGACTGGATGTCTGTAGCTACTGGATCAATTAGGAAGTTCTGAGGCATCACAGGTCGTAGCTTGACGCATGTACGATCCTGTATGTTAACACCTACGGCTGTAAGCTCACCACCCATTACAGGCTGTGTAGCAGGCTTCATCTCTTTTTCTTCTTCAAGAACAATCTCAGCAATGCCTGTACCAAATACAGCAGCGTTGATTAGACACTCAGCCACTGACTTACGCACCATGTTCTTTTTAAAGTCTTGCTCTAGGGCGTTACGCAGCAAAGCAATGTCGTTAGGGTCTTGGTCGTAGATGTCATCTTTAATGTCAAACCACTTGCCACGGCCAAAGGTAGCTTCCTCTAGCTCTGCTACTGAAGACTCAACAGCCTGCTGTAGCGCAGGAGATATAATCTTAGAGCGTTCAGTGTCTCGTGTGCGATCCTGTGGAGACCACTGACCACGCCAGAGACGGTAGTATTCTTCAAAGCGTTGTGAGTAGTTAGCTTCAAAGTGGTCACGCCATGAGTCACACTTTTCAATTACCCAGTTCTCTAGGTGCTGCTCTGTAGCGAAGTTGTCGTTGCCTTCTAGTTCCATAGTTAGTAGCCTGCGTATTTGTCTAGGAATTCGTAGTCCTCTTCCTCGTAGTCAAAAGCATAAGAGACCTTAGCTAACTGGTCTATGTATGCAAGAGCATCTATCAAGTCATCGTGGACTAATTGATTAGGAAACTGGAACAACTCATCTAGGAACTGAGTATTCCACTTACCTTTGTTCAGTGTTAAGTTACCGTGTTCTAAGCGGCCTTGTAGTGCCCACACGATCCTATCTGTCTTCTTCTTGTTGCCGTGTGTTAGCTCTTCCACCCTAAAGAAGGTCTGGTTCTTCTTCATTATATCGTTCAGGTAGGGGTGGACAGCGTTCTTTAACGCACCTTTCTCAATGCCTACGGCTACTGGTTGGTAGTCTCTGACTGCTTCAAAGATTCGTCTGGCAGTCTCTTCGACGCCCCAACGGCCATGTATGATATTAGCAACCCACCAGCCTTCGACGCCCGCTTTAACCACAGCAATTGCCGTCTGGTCAAGTCTTTTGGTTTTAGTAGTGACTTTCTGTACATCTGCAAATCCTGCCAAATCGACAGCAATGTAATAATTACCATCAGAAGGTTCTTCCTCACTAAATCTAACATGTTCTTCTTTAAAGAGTTCACTACCGTGCGCCTCAAAGGATGCCATAAACTCCTGACGGAATGAGAAGGCTGACATAGAGCCTTTAGCTGCTTCAATCTCTTCAGGGTCTAGTAGTGGGTTGTCGTAGCTAGTGAAGTGGTAGCCCTTGAACGTAGGGTCATCAGACACACTAGCGTATGTGTACAAGTCATAGAAGTGGTTGCGGCCCATAGGCGTACCAATGAACAACGCATCACCCTTCTGATCCGCTAGAGCAGGACGTA